TAGTTCTTGGGTTAAGAAGTTAGCTTTTTATCCAATCCGTCTAACCAATAACGAATTACAAGATTTAAGTGAGGAATAACATGATTTATTATTTAAAAGCAACTGACGAACAAAACCTTTGGGAAGCATTAGAAACATCTAATCTTGCTAAAAGAGAATATGATATGGAAGATGCGAATAACATTCCACCAGAAGATTACGATTATGAAACCAATGGTGAGTTTGTAAAAACTGGTGCGTATGATTGGGTTGCTTTATGCGAACTAGATATAATTGGAACTATTTATCAAGAGAGTGGCACTATGCTCACAGATGATGAAGGAAATGAATATCCAGAAATGACAGCAATAGATGGATTTCATGCTAATATTAAAACCGACAAGGTGGTGACAGGATTACCAACAATTGAAGCACCTACAACACCTTACAGAAAATGGCTAGGAGATAACTAATGGCGAAACTTATAGGAAACGCACCAAACCAAGTACCTACTAATGCTGACTTAGGTTCAATGGCATTTGAGGATAAGAAGAACTATGCAACAACAAGTTCTCCTATCTATCAACCATACAGAAACATCATCATCAATGGAGATATGAATATTGCTCAAAGAGGAACTTCTTTTAGTGGTATTAATTCTGGAAGTCCAAATTTTGGTGTAGATAGATTTAATTTTGAAGTAAGTAGTTTAGGTGCTTGGACAATTTCACAAGATACAGATGTACCTACTGGTCAAGGATTTGCAAAATCTTTAAAGTTAGATTGTACTACTGCTGATGCTTCTCCAGGTGCTAATGATTTAGCAGTTCTTACACAAAATATTGAAGGTCAAAACTTACAGTATTTAAAAAAAGGAACAGCAAATGCACAAAGTCTAACTTTATCCTTTTGGGTAAAATCAAATAAAACAGGTACATATATAGCTGAATTAAGAGATGTTGATAACAATAGAACTATAAATAAATCTTACACAATTAATTCATCTAATACTTGGGAAAAGAAAACTATAATTTATGATGGAGATACAACAGGAACATTAGATAATGACAATGGAAAAAGCTTTCAATTAAATCTTTGGTTAGGTGGTGGCTCAGGTTGGACTTCTGGAACTTTACAAACTTCTTGGGGTAGTAGCACACTAGCTAATAGACAAGTAGGTCAAGTCAATCTTGCAGATAGCACAGCTAACGAATTTTACATTACAGGTGTACAATTAGAAGCTGGAACAACTGCATCTGATTTTGAGTTCTTGCCATATGATGTTAATTTAGGAAGATGTCTAAGGTATTTTCAATTTTTATCAACATATACAGGATATAGTTTAACATCTACTACTACTGTAAATGGTTATACTAATTTTCCTACAATGAGAACATCTCCATCTATTTCTTCTACAGATGTTATTACTGTTTCTGATGCAGTAACTACACAATTTACACAAAGTAGTGAAAATATTGTAATTACAGGTGATGGCTCTTCAAAAACTTCCGCTAGTATACAAGTTAGAAATTTATCTGGTTTAACTTCTAGAAGAAATTACTCAGTAATACCTAATAGTACAGGCAAAATAACATTATCAGCGGAGTTATAATTATGATTAATACAGTAACAAAAAACTATGATGAAATAAATAATCAATTTTGTAGTTATCAAATAAATTATACAGATGGTTCATTCAAATCTGTACCTCTAGACGAAGCAAACTCAGATTACCAAGCAATACAAGAGTGGATAGCAGCAGGAGGCATAGTCATTGACAATGCTCCTTCTGGTACAGAAGCAGAAGGTGGTGTGGTAATAGATAATCCACCAAGTGAATAATGAAATTTGTGTTAGCTTATACTATCTGTTCGGCTATTACAGGAATGTGTAACAACACAGCAATATCACCAGTAGAATTTAATTCCTGGACCGATTGCACTAAGTCTGGTGCAATGGCTACTATTCAAGTTACCAATGAAAACATAGAAGCGTTTAACGAAAAGAAATTATATGTAACTTATTTCTGTAACGAGGTAGAGAGAGACGATGCCTAAGAGAAGAAAAACTTTAAAACAAGCAGTAGAGGATAACAACTCTATAAGAATATCTTATCACGAAAAGGTTTGTGCAGAAAGAATGAAAACTTTATTCAAAGCGATAGATGAAATGCGTACAGATATAAAAGAATTAAAAAGTGATGTTAATAAAAGTAAGGGTGGTTTCAGAGTATTATTACTCATTGGTGGTGCTATAGCTTCCTTGCTAGGCTACATCAAATACAATGGCTAGAAGAGTAAAAGCTATTACAGGCTTAACTTCAGAATTAAAAGCACAACTTAGACTTGCTGAAGATCCTAATCTTTTAGTGTTCACGCCAGTTGGTGGTCTTGGTCCAGTAGATATTGTTACTTTAAATATGACAACAGGTGAGTATACTGCTTACGATGTTAAATCTAAGAACTATAGAAAAGTTAATAGCTATACTGCACCCGATGGGTACAAAAGAAATCTCAAAGGATCATTTATATCTAGAGGTACAACCAAAGAACAAAAAAAATTAGGAGTGAAAATAATATACGAATGAAATTATCAGAAAACTTTACACTACAAGAACTTACCAAGTCAGACACAGCAATAAGATTAGGTATACCTAACGAACCTAACTCAGATCAGATTGCTAAACTACAAAACCTTTGCGAGACTTTACTTCAACCAGTTAGAGATAAGTTTGGTCCAGTAATTGTAACGTCTGGATTTCGTAGTGAACAGCTATGCGTTAAGATAGGCAGCTCAATCAATAGCCAACACACTAAAGCTGAAGCTGTAGATTTTGAAGTGCCAGGCACAGATAATGCTGAACTTGCTTATTGGATTAAAGATAATATAGAAGGTTGGGATCAAATGATCTTAGAATTTTATACCATTGGTGAGCCTAATAGTGGATGGGTTCATTGTAGTATAGCAGATAAACCTAGAAAACAATTCTTGAGAGCTTTTAAAGAAGATGGTAAGACAAAATATAAACCAATTATAGGAGATATAAGATGTGGTTAAGTGCAATTAAGTTAGCTGTTCAAGCAGGTAGCCATATATATAAGAATAAACAAAAAACTAAAATGCTTATGGCAGATGCTCAAATGCACCATGCTGAAAAGATGGCTAGAGGTGAGGAAGCTTACCAAGGTAAATTATTAGAGAGTAGAAATTCAGATTGGAAGGATGAATTTATTTTGATTCTATTGTCAGTACCTATTGTTATGCTTGGTTTTGCAGTATGGTCAGACAATCCAGAACACATGGAGAAGATGCAGCTCTTCTTTGAATACTTTTCTAACCTACCTTTTTGGTATCAAACTATATTCGTTGGAGTAATTGCTAGTGTCTATGGTTTAAAAGCAACAGATTTAATTAAGAGGAAGTAATGAGCAATCAAGCACCAACAATGTTCGTATCACAATATAGTAAAAAGAAACCTACACTTCTTGCTCAGCAAACAGGTAAGAAAAAAAAGAAAAAGAAATATAAGAAGAAGAAGTAATGGCAAAGCAAAAGTTCACACACTTTATACCTAGAGAGAAACCTAAGAAGAGAAGAGGGATTCACACAAAATCTCAAAACAAAAGTGCTAAGAGACAGAAGAAACAGACAAGATACAAAGGTCAAGGAAGATGATTGATAAATTTATTTATAAGTTTTTTGGTTTACTAGATAAGTTTGCTAGTCATTTAGATAAAGTATTTTTTCCAAAACCTAAGAAGAAGAAAAAGAAATGAGAGATACAAAAGTATTAGAGTCTTTTAAAAGACAGACAGAAAAAAAATTAAAAGAGATGAACATATTTAAACTTTTAAAAAAAGAAGTAGATCATGGTGCTAATGGTACTAAAGATTATGTAATTAAAAAAGGTGTCAACAAAGGTAAAGTTGCTAAATGAAACGACAACACAACACAGCTCTAATTGCTTTATTGGGTACAATTCTTTTAGGTTTATCTACTTATGTTTTGATTACTATTGTTGAACTACAAATTCATATTGGTATGCTATCAGAAGAGATTATGAATGTTGATAAACAAATAGGAAGAATATATAATTTTATAGATAGTATAAGAGATAAATAATTATGGCAAAGACACCAGCATGGCAGCGTAAAGCAGGAAAGAATCCCAAAGGTGGATTGAATGCTAAAGGTAGACGTAGTTATAATCGTGCTACTGGTGGTAATCTAAAAGCACCAAGTAAAAAAGTAGGCAATAAAAGAAGAGCTAGTTTTTGTGCGAGAATGAAAGGGATGAAAAAGAAATTGACTTCAGCTAAGACTGCAAGAGATCCTAACTCAAGAATTAATAAATCTCTTAGAGCTTGGAACTGTTAATGAAGAAGAAGGGTTGGGTTAAAAATAAATCTACAGTAATTATTTGTGGCTATTGTCAAGAATGTAATAGACAACTATTGAATAATGAGGGTGGATGGATTATAACTCATACCAAGAAATATTTTTGCCATGATGGTAAAGATGGTTCTTGCTTTGATAATTATTGTGAACGTAAATTAAAGGAGAAACAATATGCCGATGGTAGGAAAAAAGAAGTTCAGTTATACGAAAGCTGGAAAGAAAAAAGCAAAAGCATACGCCAAGAAAAAGGGTATGAAAATGAAATCAAAAGGTAAATACTAATGAAGAAAGGTTATCACAAAACTAAGTCTGGCAAGATTGCTAAGAAAGGTTTGTATTACAACATTAATAAAAAGAAAAAAGCAGGTACATCAAAATCTAAAAAGAAATCTACGATCTCCGCTAAAGCTTATAAGAATATGTTAATGGGATTTAAAAAATAATTATTCTTTTAATTATTATATAACAATCAGCACAGTAATATATTTTATTCTCTAAGATAACTGCATCCTTTTTGCATTTACAACACTTGTGCATTAGCTAATAAGTTTCTCAAACTCTTGCCATAATGATTGCTCTGGCGACCAAAATCTTTTCTGTTGTCTTTTCATTTCAATAGAATGTAGAACTGTAGTATGATCTTGTCCAAAATATTTACCTATATCTGTTAGGTTCATGTGATATTTTTCATACAATAAATTATGGATTACATTTCTAGCTCTGACTATATCTGAGGTCCTACTCTTATTCATTAAAGTTTCTTTGTGTACTTCAAAATGTATGCACACCTTATTAATAATACTTTGAACATCAGATGGTTTAGGTTTTGTAATCTTATAACCAACAATCTTTTTTACATTACTGTCTTGTATCTTTTCTTTTTGCAAGACATTTGCTGCATATAAAAATCCTTCCGAGAACCCTACCTCATATAATCTTTCTTCTTGGCTCGTAAGAAGGTAAAATGCTTTTTTAACTTTGTATATAAAATTATTTTGGTCTAAGCTTTTGATGTGTTTATTATAATGTGTGCTTACATTTATGGTCATAAATCCCCTACAGTTTTTTTTGTTTTTTTTATCAATGTAAACTAATGACTATTTAGCTGTCATTAATTTTTCTTTTGCCTGCTCAATTTGCCAAATCAAATTAAAAGAGTCTTGTTGTTTTTGCTCAACTCTTCTCTTGGCTTCCAAGTATTCTTCATGTGCTTTCGCTTGAAGGTCCTTGAGTTCTTGCAGACGAGTCTTTAGCTCGTTCATCTTTCTCCTTTTTTACTTTTGTAAAATCTACTTTTAAGTTTTCGATCTTACATTCTACATATTCACCCTGTGCGTTGGGATCTGCAGCTTTCTGCACGTCATCAAATCTTTCAACCAGTTGGAAACTAGCTTCGCCAGATTTAATTCTTATATATTTATTCATTTTTATCTCTTTTGTCTATATCTTTTTTGTGTAGATTAAAGGTCATATCATTGTAGATAGATAGATCATGGTAGTTATCTGCCTTATAACCCCTGGTACTTCTAAACAATTTAAGTGTCATCATGATCTGACCTACTTGATATGGTCTTAGTTTTTTCTTTAAGTTATCTGCTAATATTAAAGTAAATAGATCAGCAAGTATAGTAAAATTGTATTGGTAATCCCCATAATCTTTTTGACGATCACTAACTATTTTCTTTTTAATCTCTTTGTCTATGTCTGTTATCTTCATAAGGTTTAAAGGCGTGGCAAGGAAAAAACAATTAAGGGAGCTTTAGCAAAGAAAGGGAAAGATGCTAATATGATTAACCCAAAAAAACCTCGCCACACCATTGAACTACAATTCTAAATTAGTAGTTGTAGTTAGTTTTATTATACGCTGATCCTTGACCTTTTGCAAACCTGTTATTATTAGGTGCGAAAGATTGCTGCGGTCCTCTCGGTTTAGCAGCACCAGAACCAGTATTTGATGGTGTCAAGACTACATTGATAATGCCTGTAGGATTACCTTGCTCGTCAAGATCATCAAATCCTGCTTGGTTGTACCACTCTTCTCCAATCTTAACACCTATTCTCCAGGTTTTACCCTCTGGTGATTTTGGATTAATGGGTGCAACAAAACTTGGTCTGTTGTCTCCTGCTTGTTTGTCTTGGTTGTGTGTAAGTTTTATATATATCTTATCACTCATGTTATACTCCTTGTTGGTTTAGTTGTGTTTCATGTGTCTCATACAAATCTGTGATCTGTCTGTACACACGAACATTATTGTTAGGATCAAATAAGCCAGGATTTTCTTTTTTAAATTTCCTAAGAGCATAAATATCATTAATAGATTTTATGGCATCTCTTACTTGATTCATATCAATGTCCATATCGACATTGGCATGAGCTGTACCACTTGGTTTTTGTTGTGGAATTTTATTGGTAGGTTTAGGTTCTTCAAAAGGTTTTGCCTTGTAACCATCTTCATTATCTAAACCTGTTTTTAAATTAAGTGCATTTAAGAAAGCATACTTCTTAGCATAAGACATACCATTACCTGTCCCAAATTTATCTAAGTTTCCCATGGCACTACATCCTTCAATATCAACATGACTTGTAGGATCTTCGATGTCATGTATTCTCATTGAACAAGTAACCATGATAAAAGTTTCTTTAACATAGTTAGTGTAAGTACAGATAGGATA